TGTTGTAACAAGGGTTGCCCAACACCAGGTTGTGCTGCAGCAGTAAAAGCTTGTGTTTCTAATGGAGCTGGACCTGCCACTTGAAATGCTGGTATGTTAACTGGTGTTCTAGCCAGTTCAGCACCGACATCAAACAAAGCAAGTTTACGAGCTTCAATCTCTGGTGCTTCACGAGTAATTGTAGTTTGTCTTTCTGGTCCACTACTACCACCACCACCACCACCGAAGTATTGTGTTAGCCCAGTTTCATCATTAACTGTGCCACAACCACCATGTGCGATAAGTAGTTTTCTTTCGTACTCGTTGATATGTGCTAAATGTACGTCACCGTTTGTTCCGTGAGCCGTGATTTCTTCATAAAGTTGCTCGAACAACTTAATCTTTTCTTGCATGTTTAAATTTGTAATATCGATACTCATAACTCTTTCTCTATTTGTACATGTGTTTTAACATACCCTTTTGGTTTCATAACCTTTTCCCAACCTGGTCTTGCAAATAACTCCATTTTTATACAACCCTCTTTTCTAGCCCATGCTTCTAAATCATTTACATGGTGTATCCATAAATCCATTTGTCTGCCTGTAACGATTCTTGCATCACAGACTTTGTAATTTGGGTAGCGTCTAATCTCAGTCACAACTGTAGCAAGTACCGTATCGGAGTCTGAAACAACTAACCAAAGTTGCATGGCTCCTTGTTTACAAAGGTCTTTAATATCATCAGCATTAAAAGCACCATTTGTATCACATGCCAGTTGGACTAGATCTTTTGCTAGTGGCCAGATATTTTCTACTTCAAACTTGTTAAACTTAATAAACTTAGTTTGCATTTACTAGATCATATATTCGTTTCATTTGATCTTGTTGGTTGTAGAAAAATGCAGCCCCCTTTCTACGCATTTCTTTAAAGTCCTCAGGATTTGCACCTGCCATGATGCCTGCTCCAAGAACAGCATCTGCACGAGACACAAACTCACCATCAGCGAGTTGTGCTAACATGGTATCTTCATCTTTATCACCATTGCCAGAGCCGTCTTCTACATACCCATGAGCTCTAACATAATTGTTAATATCTTTTTCATCATGATCCGTTTTACTAGGTAAATATGAAACGCCCCCAATATTGTATTTTGGCAAAGCGTTGATAATGCCACCCTCTTTAGCAAAGACAATTTCTGAGTAAGGCACTTTATACTGAGATTCTGCAGCAGCGTATTCTCTAGGTGTGGTTATACCCTCAAGTTGTTCAGATGCCTTAGCGTATTCTTCTGCTCTTTTTTCTGTATCAATATCGGATATGCCAGTAAACTGTGGATTATACTTAGGTATTTTAGCCACTCCATACAAACCACCAACAAAACCTGGAGCTAAGACTTGTCCTTTTAAACCAGAACCATATTTAACCACATCTTTTGCAAGTTCTGGGTTTTTCATAAACTGCTCAGATAAAAACCGAGATATACCTGTTAATTCTTTACCTTGGTCTTTTACAACTCCAGTGGCTAAGTCAAACGGTATGCCAGTGCTGGTAACACCCGTTGTTGCCGCTGAAGTTAGTTTACTGATTCCAAACGAAGTAGCCCCTCCTAAAAACCCAGATATTAATGCATTTCGTGTAGAGGCACCAGAAGCTTTCGCCATGGCAAAACTAGCAAGTCCAGCTATAATTTGAGGTAACATCCACTGCTCCTAATATATATATTATATTAAGTTTACCTTTATTCTTCAGTGCTATCAATACTCGTAGGCTTCATTTCGTCCCATAAACGCCCTGTGTATTGAAACTCGCCAACATGCGTAATGTAATCCATAATGTAACAAAAGCACTTGCCTCCTATATTTCTCCATAATCGGCAAAAAGCAAAATCTTCTCCAAGAAATCTTTTATTGTCTTTATCGTAATAAGTATCAAAAAAGTTATACAGATAAGGTTTTTTCTGTAATTTGCCGTCAATTATGCTCTCTTGATTTATATCCATGTCTGGGTAATGTTCTATTAACTTTTCAAATACTTGCCTTTTAATTAACATACAACCTGTTGGAGCATGGGTAACTTCGATCACGCCGTTGTCTTGCACTTCAATAGCCTCATTGTCCTCAAGTCTTAAAGGATATGTATTACAATGCACATGAGCTTGTTTAGGTGTGGTTACTTCACCAGCAAGTATTTTAGCTAAGAGTCGGTCAAACTTAATATGTTTTAATGGGTAGGGTACGGAAATGACATCCTTGTCAGCCTCAAGCATCCTCCATATGCTATCTGAGAAAAAGGCAATGTCCGAATCAACAAACAACATATGTGTCATGTTACTTTGTAAAAAAGCTGAAGTACATAGGTTTCTGCCTTGTGTGACTAATGAAGATTTCATCATATCAATAGTTACATTTATTTTTTTATCTAAACAAGCCTTTTGAAATTCAAGCATACTCTGTGCGTAATGTATGGATACTTCAGAATGCACTGGTGTTGCCACATATATACTAACTTTCTCCTCAGCCCACAGAGGTTTACTTGCGTCTGTCATCTAAAACTCCTTGCAAAAAAGTTTGCCATTGCTTTGCTTTTTTGTCCCAATGATAAAATCGATTTGTATAGTCTTGCTGTAAAAGTAAATGTTCATGTATATAATCTTCATGTAAATGTTGCATACCTGTCTTAATTGCAAATGCAAAATTCTTTGCCAGTTTTGTGTAATCTTTTGTGTAATTAATATATATCGGAAACTCAGCACATGTTTCATATAGTGCACCATAGTTAGTTACTACGCAGTATAAGCCTGAAGCCATTGCTTCAAGAGCTGATATACAAGAGGTTTCTTCCCATATACTGGGATAAGCAAACATGTGATAGTCTGACATTTTATCTAAAATAACAGAATGAGGCTGATAACCAATATAATTAACATTAGGTAGTTTTTTTGCCTGTTCAAACAACGCAATCCAGTCTTCATTATTATTTTCAAAAAACTCTTTTCCATAAATTTCACAACTACTATAAACGTCTAATTCTATATTCTCATTATTTAGGTACTGCATGGCAAGTAATAAAACATTTAAGCCACGCCAAGGTGTGGGTTGAAATATTAAACGTAAGGTTTCACCTTGTTTATATTGTTTTATTTTTGGGACATGAGTTATACCGTTTTTAATTACATGACATCGTTCTGTAGGTAAGTCATACATCATTCTATATTTTTCAAAATTCCAATGTGAGTTAAAAACATACCAATCGTAAAGAGTATGGTTTTCTTTATTTTCAAAAAAAGGTCGAATATTTGGTTGGTCGTAGCTGTTTTTCTGCCATAAAATGTTAATTTTATTTTTGTCTATTGGGATTTTACCAGGCACTGACGTGCATATTTGAAAGTTTTCTAACAAGTTTGCGTCAACTCGTTGTTTTAAAAATGCTAATTGTAGCTCGGTGCCGCCTCGTGGCTCACTCATTCGTTTCCCCAAACAAGTCAAGCTTTGGGACTATGATAGTAACATCTCGCTGTATGTCATCTTCTTTGGTAGAAGTGCTTGGATCGTTAATATCCTCTTGAGCTTGTTCCTCAGATTCGTACTCAAGACCAGACTTTTTATTTGAAATCTTTACTACAGATTCGCAATCTTTTGTAATAATTTTCATGGCGACATTTTAACCATTTTCTTGGGATCTGTCTAATTGAGCGTAAGATATCACTCCAGACAGTTTTGCGGCTGTTTCTGCGGTCATTTTAAGTATATCACCTTCTTCTAAGACCAGTGTATTAGTGATTATGTCCGTGGTGCTGGTTGCAGCAATGTCTTGATTACCAATGACGTGTGTAGCTGATGCAGAAGTATCTGTTAGTTTAGTGGTCAAAGTTACGGCACTACTGTGTATGTTGACTGCTTGTATTTGTTTTATAAGTAAACGTGCGTCTGTTGGTGCAGTTAAGACAGATGTCTCATCAGTGTTTGCTAAGGTAAAACCTTGGTTTTTATATTGAATAGTCATGATAAGAAAAAATTAAACGCATCTTGCTCGTTTTTAAAATCATTTTGAAAAGAAAAATTAAGTTGGTTTTTCAAAGTATCTAACGCTTCAAGTATTTGCCTTTGATTACTTACATCATACTCTTGTTTTGGTTCTGGTATTGTAACAATAACTCTAGCCACGTTTTGTACCTCTTTGTTTACGAATAGCTTCTTTACCTTTTTTAGCAATAGCTACCACTTGCGTTTTACCCATGACTTTAGCTCGTTGCTCCATGACTGTCAAAATTTGTATTTTTCGAGCATAAGGTTTCTTAATTTTTTTAACTTTAGCAACTGTCGCTCGTGCATCCGCAGGAGTTGCAAATTTTATTTTTACGGTGTCTTTTGGGTTCTCGTCTGTGTATAGTCTACGATCACTACCTTTTGGTTTTTTACCTGTGCCTTTTTTTGGGTCTGCCATTATCTTCTTCCGTCTGGTTGTACGTCTGCTCTGAAAGAACCAAATCTCCAATTCTCATCAGTTGTGGTATTTTCTATCCTAAGTGCCACTAATCGACCTCTAGTACGAGTATCAATCTTAGTAGTTGCTGATGTAACCGTAAATGGACCAAGTAACGAACTGGCCTTGGTTTCACTAGGAAAGTCTTTTATTTTTAATGTGACTGTAGCATTACCACTGATAACTTTAAAGTCTGGTATAAATCGTTTTATCTTCATAAGAAATTCACCTTCTCCTCCATCAACAAAAGCAAAATCACCAGACTCAATAAAAGCATCTATACTAGCAAAAGCGTTACCGTTTTCATCCGCTTGGTTTACTCCTACTTCATGCTCATAAACTTGAGATGCACCGTTGGTGTTACTTACACCTTGTATGGTTGGGAAAGTTGGTGTGCCAGTAGCAGTAAATTCAGACGCTAATGGTTTTTCAAAAAGAGTTTTATCAAGATAAACTGACCTTGCCAAACTACCAGTGGTCCAAACATTTTCTCTATAATTGTATGTAACACAGCGATCTATTTGAGTTGATCCTGCTTTTGCATAAAACCAATTTATTTCAGTAAATAACGAATTGTAGTTACAATATATTATTTCACCAGCATCAAAGTTTAATCCTAAATCATCAGGGTTTACATTTGAAAACACAAAATCCTCTACACTGCATGGTATGCGTTTCACAGTACCATCATAGGCATAAAAACCTCCACCTTGTCCCATCCAATACACAATACCATCAACATGCACTATGGCGTGTTGACCAATAAGACCACAGTTTGAGCCTACTTGTTGAATACTAAATGTAAAAGGTGGCCCCACAAACTGCATGATGTAAGCAGACACATCAGTTAAAATTAAAATATAATCTTTACCTCGCACTGCCCCTTCTATTTTTGTGCCAGAGTCAAGACGAAAAGTACCAGCTGTGTTAGTCGATACTGGGGTATAATCAGTTCTATCTTCTTGATCACTAAATCGTATAAACATTTTATCTTGCGTGGTTTTTGTGCCAATAGTTGTTTCTGTGCCAAAATGTATTAAATGTCGATCACGACCAGAAACTAATGTCATTACACTAGCGGTTGGGTTGTTACTTATGGCTGTCGCTCTTGTGGTCAAACCACTGCTTGGACTCCATTCAAAAGATTTACCATTTTTGATGGTTGCAATTAATATTGTGCCAAAATTATCTAAAGCCCAATTGGCAGGTTCTAATGTAACATCGGTTGCAGAGGCTCTTTCATTCCATGCAACAAAGTTTGTAGCATCAGTAACCACAGCAGCATCGCTGTGTGCTGCACGAGTTGAACCTAAAGCACCTCTAGTAATACCTGTTAAATCATTACTAGAAATACCTGTGTAAGTAATTAATTCTGAGCCAACTAAAATGTGTCCAGATGAACTAAAACCAGAGGTAGATGTTAGCGTCACACTTGTGCCAGAACCGCCCGTACCTGCCGTATTATCACCTAGTGCACCATCTAAATCGTTTGTCACAACAGATAGTGTTTCCCCACCCCACTGAGCTACACCCCAACCAAAAGCAGGTGTGGCTGTAAGTGGTCCGACTTTGACATAAGGGTTTACTGTTGCTGCTCCACCAGCGGTCAATCCAGAACCTGATTCAACCTTACTCATAGTCACTGTAAAAGTATCTTGTGTGCTTGTCACAACTTCAAACGTGTTCGTGGTAAAATCAGCTGCCACAAAACCAGTGCCACTGCCTGGAATAGTCATGCCACTAAAAGTAAATAAATCACCAGCCAATAATTGATGGGCGGCTTTATTAACAGTTAACGTGGCTGAGTTATTGGTCGTGGTTAAAGTGCATGATGTTAAAGCTGTATCTAATGGCGTAATGTCATGAAAAACACCCCCGTAATATATTGCTAACAATCTATGGGAAGCAACAGCAAGATAACGATTTCCATCTAAATCTGACCAATTGTGTATGTCACGAGTTACGCCAACGATGGTATCACCAGAAGTTTTTTTCCATCCGCCAATTTTTTCTGGTTCGCCATAACGAAATCTTACGAAGTCACCATCAACCCAAGTGCTTTCCGCAACAGATTCTGAGATTTGTTTATTGAAACCAGGCTTAAAAGGAACTTTAATAAGTGGCATAAAGTCTCCTATGTTTTAATCATAAATTTCAAACATAAAAAAGGCTGCAACGTAGATTGAGAACTACCACTAAAAGTGTGAGTATGTGTAGATCCACTGCCTGTATTATCTGTATCATAAGTTTGTGTTCCAAGTGTGGTCGCACCACCACCCGCAAGTCTTGTAGATGAACTTAATGAAGTTGTTCCATTAGTGAAAGTTATCGTCGTTGTGTGATTGTGGGAAGGTAATTGAGATTCAGAGAGAGCAGTCCCAGCGTTTGTACCTGCTGGAGTTACCGTAGCCGAACCACCTGTATCAGCTATTGCAACCGATGATGATTTACCATAGACAACTCGATCTTTTAAATCAGGTAATGTAAATGTGCTAGAACCATCCCCAGCCCCATATGTCGTTCCGATAAGTGCAAACAAAGCTGAGTAAGTGGACCTAGACACTGCACTACCATCACATTCTAAATATCCTGTCGGTGCAGAAGATACAGTCCAAGGTACAATAGTGCCAGTTGCCACTGTTTGATTACCAAGCGAACCAGCTAAATTATTACTAGTAAAATTATATTTTGTTGCTTCGTAAGTTGCCATTATTTATCCTTAAATGTCCATCCAACTGTTGCGTCCCCAGAGAAAACTAAGGTAAAACCAGCACCCTCAGTTGCTACTGTAAGATCTGCAGCTGCGTTTACAATATTGGAGCTGTTACGCCCCACCGTTAAATTATTGGTATCAAATGTATATCGTGCATCTAAAAAAGTTACTTCATCACCAGCTGCTGGTGAAGCTGGTAATGTGATTGTCACCGCACCAGACGATGTGTTCACTAAAAGCTGTGCACCAGGTTGAACTGTTTCTGCTGCTGAGACTGTTCTCCAAAATTTAGTCTCTTGGTCTTTTACAAGATCCGTGCCATTAGAATGACAGATGTAATGATTGCCTTCACATAATAAAAATCCAGTTTGACTGGTTACTTTAAAAGTCAAAGTAAATCCAGCGTGATCTGTGCCATCTATTACATTAAAAAACTTTTCTATACTAGCAGGCATGTTTACAGTTCTATTTGCCGCCAAAGTGCCAGTGAATTTTAAAGACATGTTTCTTGCATTTGATATTGCCGCATTAGACATCACTAAAGTTACGTCTGCGGATGCAACGTCTATTTCTTGATAACCAGCAATAGCCTGTTCAACTAATTCTAAATTTGTATTGGTTTTATCACCCCACGTTCCAGAGTTTTCCCCTGTTGCCATTTTTTCTAGTTTTATATCGTCTGAAAATGTTGAAGCCATAATTTTGTCCTGTTTGTTTAATTATATAAGTAGTTAGGCTACCTTTTCAACCTCATCAACTTTTTTCCATGTCTGACTGGTGCCAGTGCTGACATCAGTCCATGTTTGCGAAGTCCCTGTGCTTACGGCTGAATATGTCTGTGCTGTGCCTGTATCTACAGTTCCCCAAGCAACACCGTTTGCAACGCCAACAGATATTGTTACCGCTGATCCAGTTACGCTTACATTAGCATTAGCTTTAACGACAGTAAAACTAGATATTGCTGATGTGAGTGCACTGCCAGTTACGTTTACATTAGCATCTCCAGTTTGTGAAGAGCTACCAGCGTTCATCGCTAAAGCAATACCAGAAACTTCAACTATAGTATTAGGTACACCTTGTGCTCCAAAACAATCTTCAGCAAATGTGGTTGCACCAAAATACATTAATTACCTCGCATCTTTTATTGCTTGTAATTTAGTTTTCTCGCTACTGATAGTTTCTGCGTCTATCTCTCTATCTAATCTATCTTTGTAACTACCTGCTGCAACTTTAGCATTGTAGTCAGCTTCATGTGTTGATACTTTTTGTTCTAGCATAGTGGTTGCAATTTCTGTTCCAAACTTAGCTTCAGCGTGTTGTACCCAGCTTTCTGCATCTATAACTACATGTCGTAATACTTTAGTTTGTTTATCTGTTAACGTTATTGCCATAATTTTACCCTAATAAAAATCCTTGAAAGGTTGTATTTGCTGCAGCTATATCAACCACATCTGTGGCATCAAATATTTGTAATGTTACTGTTGCTGTATCCGAAGCATCCATGTCTGCAACCGCAGTAACCTGTGCAGTACCATCTCCAGAACCAGATATATTTTCTGCTGGGTCAAACTCATATAAATATGAACGATTACTTGTCACAATAAGTAAGCGGCCTGTAGTCATACCTGTCGTATGATCATGGAATTTAACAATAGCATTTAAAAAATATGTGCCAGTTACAGGAGCAGTAAAAGTATTACTTGCAAAATCAGCATTTTTATCAAAAATTTCTGTACCAAATACTACTGTAGCAGCTGTGCCTCCACCCGTAGCATTGTCTTGGTCTGAAGATGGTGTAACGCTAAACGCTGGTTGTGTTGCATTCACCATAATGCCGTTTGAATCTTTTGTAACCACCGTTCCTGTTTCCGCTGGAACAGTTAAAGTATTAGTACCTGCAGCTGCTGGTACATCAACCGTTACTTGTCCTGAACTGCTGCCTTTAATTACTAATGGCATTAGTCTACCTCCTCTATAGTGTTACCGTCTATTGTCATGCTACAATCTCTTGTATAGTTATTGATGATGCAAATACTCCACCTAATCTTCTTGAACTACTCACCCCATTAAAAGTTGTTGTTCCTGCTGAACTAAATCCTACACGCACTTTAAATGTTGTTGCACTAGTTGTACCAGCAGTCATAAAATGACTAAAGTAAATATGTTGCATATCATTTGCAGCATCATGGCTACCACCTGAACCAGCAGCTAAAGCATTTGCAGTTGAGTCTTGAAATAAACCAGCTACCATAATTCCAGATGATGCACCACTAGACCCATGCCAAACAACATCTATTTTTAATTTGTTAGATGCATTGGTTGGAGTGATTGCTAAAGTCATATATTCATCACCTTCTGTATTTTGTGGAATAGTATCATCTTGTGGCATAGTTGTAGTTCCTGTATCTACTGCTCCTGTTTGAGTATTAACTGTTTGTATAATTGCACCTGAAAAATTAGGTGTTAATACATCTGTATTACTTGCTCTTGTGCCATGTAATGTTATAGCCATTGTTTACTCCTTTGGATACTTGTCTTTAATTGCTTTAATATCTGCTTTCCAAGCGTCAACGCCACTATGATAGATTTTATCTAATTGGTCTACAATACTTGGGTATTCCATTTTTCTTTTACCTTGTACTTCTTTCAAAGATTCTCTTGCATTTGCAGCAGTTTCAAAGCTATTTAATGTACTTTCACTTGGCTCTGCTATAGTTTTATCATTCCAAGCTTTAAGATAATCACCTTTGCCATCAGAATCATTTTGAATGACATAAAGAAAACGAAAATCATCAGATGATTCATCTATAGTTTTACCATTATCTTCCAAATATAAAATAATTTTTGTATATATATTTGCCATAAAAACTCCTATCCTATTTTACACGCGGACATAAAAGTATTATAACCACCATAATTATCATGCCCAGCAAATTGGCAAGTGCTAGTTGAAACTACAGCACCGAACAACTCTATATAATCATCTCCGTCCAATTCAATAATTCTTGTTTGTGATGAATCAGCAGACAATGCTCCTCCTGAACTACCATCAACTCTAGTATCAAAATTTAAAGCTGCCCATTCTAAACCAGTACCACCACCATTTTTTTTAATTATATTTAATACAAAATGTGCATCCGCAGCATTACATTGTACTTTTGATGACACTAAGTAAAAACCTGCAACTCCTGGTGTAAATCTATAATTAGTTGAATTATCAAACTTATCATCTGAATCAAATTTCTCTAGATTAAGAGCAACTTTTGTGTGGCCAGTTCCACTTGTAACATTTGTATGTGCTTGTAGATAAGCATGAAAATATGGTCGACAATGGTTTAACTGTGTTGAACCAGATAAAGTTTGAAATTGATTAGCGATAAATTTAAAATCATCAGCACCAGCAATCTTAATATCTACTTGGTCGTCTGTGTCAGCAGTAATTGTCGTGTCACCGTCTGCATCTAATATAAATTCATTACCATGAATATCAACATTATCTCCTATAGTGACTCTAGTTGTGCCGTTATCTTGTATATCAACTACGCCACTTGTATCTGATTCTAATTTTAGTCCATTACTTGTATCTGCATTAATTTTACATGTCATAGTATCACCCATCTTTGTCCACTAGGGACGGTTACTGTTACTCCACTTGCTATTGTTATTGGTCCTACACTCATGGCATTTTTGCCAGACGTTATTGTATAATTAGCCGCAATATCATCAGCATTTTCATAAATCGCACCACCACTAAAAGCAGTTGGATTCATTTCCATCACATCGGAACCAGCAATTCTAAAGTCTATTTGATCGTCAGTATCCGCAGTGATTGAAGTGTCGGCATCAGCATCCAGTATAAGCTCTTTACCGTTTAAATCCATACCATTATTTGGTAATAGTTTACCCGCATCTGACCCATCAATAGTTAAAAATGTGGTGTCTGAACTTCCATCTGTGCCTTTAAAAATTATATCAGTATCATTACCTTGAGCATCAATCGTAATATTACCAGCCGATGTTGCCAAAGTTGAAGCCGCATCACCAACGCCAATATCATCTAGTGCTGTAGCGGGTGTTGCTGCAAAAGATAATGTACCGCTACCATCGGTTTTTAAAACATGATTAGCTGAACCATCTGCGGTCGGCATATTAAACGCAGTACCACCAGAGGTCATAATTATTTTACTACCATCTGACGCTATGCTTTCATTGGCATCATGTAATTGTAATGTTGGTGTGCCACCACTGTCCTCTAACAAAAGACCCGTATCATGCACATGAGTTAAAGTAATTTCATCATTTGCACCAAAAGACAAAATAGCACCATCGTGTTGCAATTCTAAATCTTGAGTTAAGGTCACATCTCCATCAGATCCTATTGCTATAGCATCTGTATCTGAGGCAGATCCTATTTGTCCACCATCTGCTATAGTAATACCACCTGAGTGTACGTCTCTTTGGCTAAAAGTCACCACCCCGTCTGAGGCTATCGCTATTGAGTCTGTGTCACTGGTGTGGCCTATATTTGTGCCATTAATAATTATATTATCAACAGTTAATGTCGTTAGTGTGCCAAGTGATGTAATGTTGGTTTGTGCCGCTGTTGTTAAAGTTACATCTGCAATATACGTTTTTATTCTAGACACTTCGCATTTTTTCTCTGTACCACCAGCACCATCATCTACAATAATTAAATCAGCATCAGCTAGGGCAGCACCTATATCTGATGCACCATCTATATCTAATGCTCCTATGTCTACTTTATTGGCTGTCGAGATAGTGGCTAATTTAGTGTCAGCAATTGCAGCATCTGACGCTACACTTGCATTAACAACAGCATTGGCAGCTAACTGGTCTGCACCAACAGCATCGTCCGCTATCATGGATTGTTCTACTGCATCACTTTGTATTGTCATTGCCCCGCTAGAAGCTAAACCAATATCTCCGCTTACCGCTACCTCTTCGTAACTTGTGCCATCGCCTACCAATATTTTACCTGATGTCACATCTGGCATAATTAGTTTTGCTGGTAAAGTTAGATTGTTACTTGCATCTAAAACCATGGCTTTACTGGCAGGCATAGTGCAAAAAACAAACTTAGCTCCAGCAGAAAAATTAACAGCACTATCGCTGTTAGAACTTGAAATAATTGTGGTACGAGCTAAAGTTGAACTGTCAGATGATAATGTACCCAAACCAACTTCAAATTCAGCATTGAGTTGAATACAATAATAGGTGGTATTATTATTACCTATACCCGCTGCAAAAGTTTCAAAACCTTGCACTGCACCAGCTAATGTAACTGTGCCCGTGCCTGTGGTCGTGGTGGTTTCTTTTACACGGTCATTGAGGACTAACGCCATGTTACACCTCTATGCAATTCGTATGATTGCTGCAGAGGAAGAGAAAGCTGGAAACTGTATGGTAAAAGTTCCAGATGTAGCTGTTTTATCCGCTCCAAAATTTAACACGCACACTGCGGGATCGCCAGAAGCTGTGTCGTTATAAATTAACGCACCTCTTGCTGTTAAAGTCACACCAGTAAATGAAAGATCTGCAAAATCAACCAATGCTGTGTCAGAGGATAAAGATGTGCCTGCATTTGTTAGAGCACTTCCTCCAGAGGCGTATTGGCCTGTAGCCGATACTTGATTATCTGTTGTAAATGATGTGGTTGATTTACCTAAAGTAGCACTGCTAGTGTACAGTGCTAATTTAAAACTGTTACCGCCACTTGACTTAAAATTATGTGTGCCTTCAAGCAACTCTTTTTTAAATGAATTACATATCGCATTAGTCGTTATTGCCATTACCCTACTCCTTTTATATTTGGTGAAACTGATGGAACAGGTATTCTAGGCACTCCATCCTCATATTGTCCACGTTTTCTACTTCCCATCTGCTGTGTTGCAAACTGTTGTATTTCTTCATTATACTTCTGTTTGTATAATGTGTACATATCGGTTGGCCCCTTCAAATACGAAAAACACTCAGTAAGAACACCATGCAATAACAGAGATTCTTGGTTGGTTGATAAGAATGTAGTCGTTGAACTATTAAAGTGAGGCGGGTCAATAATATAATTCAGCTGTATTGTGAAAGTGGTCGATGGAACAGGTGCTATAACTATGGTTGCGTCATCCCAATTAGCGTAATACTTAGGTGTGCCTGTAGCATCACCAGGATTAAACTCAGATATAAAACTGGTATCTCTTTTTTCCAAAAAAATCCTTGTACTACTACTGGTTATTTGCACAGACCTTAAATAAATTAAATCATCTGGCATACTTACGAATCGTTGAGAGGCAACAGTCGTAGATGTTTTATAAGCTCGTAAATCATCGTAATCAACTTTACCAGCAATATCTAATTCAATGTTACGAATAAATTGATCTATCAAAGTATCTGATAAAACATTGGAATCTACCTCAGTGTAGTTTCTAACTTGCGTCAAAAAATTAGCGTGTGTAATACTCATGATGTACTAATTGTTACTTCTCCTATACTTGATGTCATTTCAAAAGACTCCAGTTCTGTTCCAATAATATTGTCACTAGCTGAAGGCAACATGCTATTATTATTAAACCCATTGTTGACGTAAATAATAAATTTATCTACATCCTCTTTTTCTTGCACTCTTGGGTTTTGTAACGCTATTGCATCAGATTTATGACTTCTTCTACGAATTTGAGGATGTTTTGGATCATATTCACTTTTATGAACTAAAGAGCCGTTCCATTCTTTGACCATTTCAAGATAAGGAAATTCTAGACCTGATCTGTCAGATATTGCTTTTGCGTATTTTCCTCTTGCTTTCGCCATATTTAACTCCCTGATGGATAATAGCTTTGCGGTGTTATATACACCGAAGTTCTTTGTCCATCCTCAGTCAATGCTCTTTGTAACTCATCTTCGTAAATCATTTTATTTTGTTGAACTAACTGAGGGTTTATCTTCATTGCAAGGTAATAGGATAATCCTGCTACCATACAAGGGATAAACCGAAACGCAACGTCAGCTTGATTTGTGTAAGCTCCTGCGTCTTCAATTCTTTTAACACAATAAAATTTTAAATGTGTGAAGGTACTTGCATCAGGTGTTTGATATAAAGTTATTGTCGGTGTGGTTTGGCGATCCACATAATACTCTGATGGCTGACCTGTTGCACCTTTATTTGGTTTACTGGCGTAATCACTTCTAGATATTTTTGTAAGTGATACATCATTGGTTGATGCCGTTGTGCCACTTGAAGTGCTTATATATGCCTCTAACACATCGCTGGTTGATGATGGAGCGTCATATGTAGCTGTGCCTGATGTTAGTGCTTGAGTATTTAATGCAACTTTCCATAAATGTATCCCACGATTAGACCACTCAGAAAACAAAATATTAAGACTTCTACGAGCTGACCTTAGGTCATTACCGCTATTTGTTCTAATAGCACAACGCTCATACGCTTCTTGAATGATGTCGTCAATATCTAAATCAAATGCTGTTGTGCCTGAAGTCGCCATTTAGTCTCCTAAAATACACCTTTAAACCTAGTTTTTTTAACTTGGGCACCTGTTCCTCTAACTAGAGTTCCATTATTTGCACCAATAACTTTTTTAAGAGTTTTGGCTTGTTTTGCATGTAAGCCTACAGCTTTATTTAAACCTTTTATAACTTTTTTTACCTTCTTTTTGTCACCTTTTTTCATAAAAATCTCCTAAAACATTTTTGTTTTCTTCTTCCTAGCCATACCACAACCTCTTGCTTGTACCATAGTGCCTTTATTAGCTTTTAGCACACCACGGCCTATTAAGATATCTTTGAAAGTTACTTTGCCGTCTTTGTTTAGATCTGGGAACTTTTTCTTTTTCTTTTTCTTTTTTTTATCTTTATTTTTAACAACATCTTTAGAACCGTCCTTCAAACCTTTTGCTTTTAATTTTTCTAAACCTTCTTGTAAACCACCTTTATTTTTTTGTGTAAAATCTGGTTTTTTCTTTTTGCTTAATGATCGAATTGCAGCTTCAATATCACTTACAGAAAATCTACCACCTTCTTCTCGTTGTTTTGCAAGTTCTTTAGCTCTTTTTATTAAAATAGGATTTGCTGATGCTTCACCAACATTTTTCATTGCTTTTTCAATGTCAATTTTTGAAAATTTACTCATAATATTCTCCTAAATATCTATCAATCCACCATAATATTTTTTATCTATAGTTTTTACATTAGTAGGCTTTGGTCCTACATTACCCGCCTTCCTTTTTCTGGTTACAGCAGAACGAATTTGACTTTTACTCATTCTGGCAGCTTTAGCAGCTGGAACACATTTAGGGTATTTACGTTTTGAGCCTTTTGCACTTTTACGCCCACACTTCTTATATCCACCCCCTTTTTTAGGAGCACCAATATCAACCCAATTTTCAGAAAACCATTTCTTTAAACTCACTATACCATGCCTTTATAATAATCCTTTGTAGATGGATTACTAACATTCATGCCATCAATGTCCATGTCGATAGGAGAACCTAATGTATCTCCAACTTCCATAAAACCGCCATCTTTTACTGGTTTCGGACCTTTAAAATCTTTCCTCTTTACACCGCTTGGGTCTTTGATTTTTCCAGCACATACTTTACTAGCATAAGCGTTAGCGTAAGCACTCGGATAAACATCAAATTTACGTTTAGCAGCGGCTTTACCTCTTGGGCATAGCTTTTGACCTTTCTTTTTTTGAGCCATAATAACCTCCTATGAATAAATTTTAACAGTTTTAAATACTTCTATCTAGACCTAGCCCTTTTTTTACGAGCTGCACAATGAGCTTTTTCACTAAATCCTCTTGGTTTTTTACAGTCAATTTTAGCTTTTCTTTTTTTAGACCACTTTTTCTTTTGTGGTGCTTTTGATATTTGCTTGGATATTTGAGCTCTACCTATCGGCATTGTAATACCTCACTTTGCCATTTTCATCTTTTTCAGCTACCAAGTATTTTTCCCTATTAGAATATTCGTTTACAAATGATACGTGCACCCACCCTGACTGCGGTTCTAATGGATCATGAAACTCAAGAATAACTTGGTCATAATTGACATTTCTGCTAATCCAATCAGCTAAATCTTTGTTTGAAATACCAGCAATTTCTAAATCAGCCGCTTGACCCTTACAGTGTTGCGACCTTGACGATGAACCTATTTTATTACTAAGCTCTGGAGATCTATAGCCTGATGTTATAATAACAGGCTGTTTAAAGTAATTTCTTACTGGTTGTAAAATATTTTCACAAAGATTTTTAAGGTTTTCAATTTGTTCTTGATCTGGAAAATTATCTATACCAAGCCTTTCTGCTGTTTGAGATTTAGTTAATTCACAAAGAGAAAAATTGTCGCTTAGTTTCATATAAATAAAATAATTAAGATAATTAAAATTAATATAATGCCATCTCTAAGTAAACAACTTTGAGTAGTCCAGCTATTTTTATACTTAGTCCACAGCTTATCAACATTTTTATAAAGGTTTGTTAACATTTCCATCTTTTCCTCGCTTGACATATGCGTTTATTTGGAGTTTTACGGCAGTTAATATTGTGCATTTTAGCTTGTCCAGCTGATCTTGCACAAAATGACTTTCTGCGTTTTGCAGCTTTACTACCAGCTTTTACTTTACCAGTGACAGCAGTTTTTAATTTACTGCCAGGATTCATACGACGATAAGCCTTAACACCAGCTTTCGTCATACCAGCACCTTTTTCTGTTGGGCGATAATTCTTTTTGTTACGAGCAGGCATACCGCCGTTTTTAAAGCCTATTAAATCATTTGTATATTGCTCTACCGTAATATCCATAATTAATCGTAGTTTTTAATAAACTCTACAACCACCGTGTAAGTATTACCACTGTCAGCTGTGCTTGGCACAACAAAATTAACGTCGTTTTGGTTTGAGTTTGATGAAGTATTCGCTGGTATTCCGCCAAATTCTCTAAAATCCCAATAACCTGAATCTACCAATGTAACAATCGGTATATCGCCATCTGAGTCTTCAAAATCTAATCTAGCAAAAGAATCGCCACCATCACCATTAGCACACGACCACCATATTCTTTGCGGACTAACTGTAGTTACAGATTGCCCGTTTGAATTGTCAGCCAAAGCAGAAACATCAGCAAATACTGTGGTTCCGCCTGAGCCATCTGATTGATTGACAATTTTTATGGTAACTCTTTTGTCATTTTCTTGTAGGATTGTAGGTCCCGTTACTGTATCTGCCATAGTTTCCCTCCTTAATTAAGAAACAATGTTCCACGTGGAACAAAAGTGCCTCCGAAGAGGCACCTATTATATTAAGCGTCGTAGCCTTTTAGTTCAATAAGTAATTTACCCGCTGTGTAGTCTGCATCTGTCGCATCACCAGTGGTTAAATATAAGAACTCATCAGCAGCAGGTACGGCTGTAAAGTATACTTTACTACCTAATGTTGCGTCTCCAGCATTAACTAATAATGTTTCTGTTAAATCGCCGATAGCTCCGTCTTCAACTCCTGTACCTTCTGTCGCAGAGTGCACGTTGATATCTGGATCCCCACCAGCAGGTGCTTCAAAACACTCCATACTACCTGTTAAGATAGTGCCGTTTCTAGCAGCTGTGATTTGACCGATGTGACAAACTAATGATGTACCGTTTACACCAATAATGTCACCTGAACCTGTTGATCTTAAACCTGTTAAATCAATTAAAATTTGTGTAGTAATGATACCACCACTTTGCATTACAGAACTTCTGTAGATTGTTCCAGAACCTGTGGTGATACCTGTACCAGCTTCAACTGGCATGGTATTCGCATCAAAAGAGGCAATACCGCTTGAGTCTATGCTTGATTGTGTAGTCCCATCGTCTTTCGCAGAAACGACTGTAAAACCGCCTACTGATCTGACTGGACCTGTAAATGTTGTATTTGACATAATTGTCTCCTAAATTAATGAATACAGTCTTTAGGTCGTCGACTATACACGTCTGTATTCAAGTTATTCGTATAGTAAATTAATTATACCCAAAAAAAAGGGGACTCGAAAGTCCCCTTTATCCTTACTCCAAATTACTGCTTACGCAGCACCTGGTGAGCCAAATACTCCTCTTGGATCTGAAAATCCAAATGAATATCTTTCTCTAGCTTTAAATCTTACATTACCTGTATCAAAGTCACCCTCAATAGCAGTTTTAATTGGTGCTCTAACAAACTGTTTAAGTCCGTTTGGAGCATCAGTCATAATGAAGAAAGCGTCAGTATCTGTTAGATAATGATTAATCCTATAACCTTGTGGCACCATGCCCATGTTATTTAAAGCATTAATATCATTATCTGCTGTACCTGTACGCTGTGGAGATCTAAGGATTCTTTCCGCTGTGAACTGAAGTTCTTTAGGAATAATCATTTTCACCCCTTGTAAAGCAATTTTTAATCCCCTTTCGTCAACAAACGCAGAAATATCAATCAATGATTGTTCTAAGGATGTTTCTGATAGGTCGGCAGCTGTAGAAAGCTCATTACGGAAAGTACCACCGCTGGTTAGTGGATGGTCTGTAGCACAAAGCTCTTTTCCATCACCGCCAGTGAAGCTACTATCAAAAGCATTGTTAAGTACGTTTGCACCTTTTACTTGCTTGGTGTTAGCCATACTTCTTGCTAATGCTCTTGTGTAACGACCTGCTAGTCTGTCGTATAAATTATCTTCAATAGCTTCCTCTGTGATTGCAAAAGCCATTGCGATAGTTTCGTGTGTGTATCTCGCTGTGTAAGATTCTTGTGCATCGTCAAATGCTACGCCTGCACCTTCACTTTTTACAGGAGCCGCTTTGAAACCAGTAAGCATTACTTCTTCTTCAAAAGCTCTATCTGAGGTTTCTGAAGCAAAAATTTCTGCGTGTTCGTTTTCATAACGGTTATACTCTAGTCCAAAGAGAGCGTTTAATCCAGGCTCTAACTCTTTGACTAATTGTGCTCTTGAAATAGCCATAAAATTATCCTCCTATGATTAAGCTAAACCCGCACCTTTCTGGCCGAATATGTGGTTTTGAATTGTAACGATTACATTCGTATGTTCAGTTGATACATCTGAGTTGTTTGGGTCTCTTGATATATCAATCGCTTTCAACGGCAAACCTGCCGTTGTTGCACCAGTGGTTACATCTAATTCTGCACCAGACAAGCCTGTTGTGGTACTTCCAGAAGAAGTATACACAATATCAAAGTTACCGAATAAATCAGCAACTGGGAAAGCAGCGTCTGCTTGAATTTCAAATGTAGCCATAGGATTATCAATTACGAAAGCTTCAATATCTGAAGCATTTGTACTCGCTGGATAAAAATTGGAAAAGGTTTCTTTTCCAGTGGTTGGGTCTGTAAAACGACAACCGTTGAATACACCAACGATTGGAACCGTACCGCCATCGGCATGTACCTCTACACCTCCACCTGTGACCTGAGCTACCATGTCACCTTTGAAGATTGCAGTTCCGTAGTTAGCAGCTATTCTATAACGGTTTTGTAAGTTAGTGGCAGGACCACTAAGATTACCATACAGACGCATACCAAATGCAGCATCTCTGTTTGCCATAATAATAACTCCATAATCAAATTAAACAAATGTGGTCACATAAGCTAAAAAATTAAGACTTTCTGTTACCACCAAAAGTTACACGAGATTGTCTGTCGATATTTACAGGCATCTCTGGTCGTTGTTCCCTTAAAATGTCATTATCAACGGCTTTAACTTGATCAGAAGTAATATCTTGAAAATACTTCTTGCGTTGTTCAACTATCTCTTCAGGTATCCTTGCCAACACAAGGCCACCAACTCCGATTAACCCCTCATACTTGCCTTCATGGATAGTAGGATATTCATGATCGCCAATTTCATTCGTAATCTCTTCAGCACGAACAAATTCCCAACCTTCTCGTAGTTTTTTAGATACGTTACCTGTATCCATAAAACCAACGCTTTCAACCCTAATCCAACGATGGCAAAACCCTTTCGGTGCTTTGGGTGCATCTAAACTTGATGGTGGAGCCCAAGGTTTATTACGAGTTTCTACACTCTTCTTTGAGCTGCGTGAGGTTCTTTTTTTACTGTCATCAGTCATATCGTTACTCCTTCACGAATTTAGCGTATTCTTCTAGTGGCACCCCTAATTTTTTAGCTATTGCTACTTGTGAACGGGTGAGTTTCACGGTTGTGCGTCCTTGCTGTTTACGCCCCGCTGAGGCAACAGTTTGAACGGGTTTCTTTTCCTCAACCTCTGGTTGAGCATTTGCAAACTTATGTGGAAAATATTCCTTTAGTCTGTTATCTACTTCATTGTAATAGTCATCTGACTCTGCGTCAAACCCCTCCTTAACTAATTCGCCATGAATACTAAAAGCTGCATTTGTCATAACTTCATCATTACCAAACCAAGTATTTTTATTAGCCCACTCGATGGCTTTTGCACTTGGTTCTTGAGTTTTTTCAGCTGGTGGTGTTTGGCTAGTGTTTTCTTGTGATTGCTCTGTTTTTTTATCCGTTTCGTACTCACTTAATCTCATTCTTGCTTTTTCTTTTTCAACTGCAAGTCTAGTAAGTTCATCATTAGCCTCTACAATTTTTGCAGAGTCATTTTCCTCAATCGCATCTTGTAATTTAATCTTTACTTGTTCCCTTTGTGCATCGACTCGTGCATCAAATTCTTTTAAGTAATTCTCATCTGAGGATAATGAGATTGTTTTTTGATTTTCATATTTCTCTTGCAACCCTTTAGCATAGTCAAGTGCGGCTTTTTCACGACGCTCTGCCTCTCGCATTTTACGAGTGAGCTTATCAATACGTTTTTGTGTTTTTTCAGAAACGTCTTGAAGATTATCCTTACTTTTGTCATCAGAACCTTTATTCTCAGCGTCTTCGGTTGGTTCTTCTTGTTTTTCCATGGGATCTTTATACCCAAGATCAACCTCACCAACGGCTTCTTCAACAGATTCCTCTACTGGTTCTTGGCTGGTATTTACTTCAATACTTTCTTCTTGAACTCCATCCAAGTCTAATTCTACTTCTTGTTGTGCATCTGACATATTTTATCTCCTAAAATAGTGCGAGGACATCCTCGGGTTTTTCAATCGTGCCGATGATTTCATCGTCATTAATTATACGATGCTCACCAAACTTAGTTTTAAATCTTGCCCCAGAATATCTGCCATAAATAATAAACTGGCCTAATCGACACCAAGGTCCTGTGGGAAATTTTACATGGTCTTTGTAACAAAGATCGCCCATTTTAACTACTAAGCCTACAACTGTAGTCATCTCAATGGTTTCCAAAGTTTTATCAGCTAAGGCTATACCGCCTTTGGTTTTTTTAGGACCAGAATAAGGTCTTATCAGCATACGGTAGCCAACTGGGTCTGGTATCATAGATAAGTATTCTGCGGTCTGCTCAGGTCCTTTGGGCACAAGAACTTCGTTTTCTTCGTCTGATGTGGTTTCGTCTTCCAGATAGTCTGGTTTTATTAACTCACTCAATTTCACTATCTCCTTTTTGCAGGTCTTTTAAATCCTGAAGCAACAGCTCTAAGCCGTTGAGTTTACCTTTAGCAAAAGCTAAGTTTTCTACATCTTTAACGTTATATACTATATGTTCCTTAGTATTGTCAATTTCTTTTTTTACAAGTTGTTGCATGGCTAAAATAGTATCAATGTCATACATTATTTTAGACCTAATTTAAAACTTAAATATAATAAAAATATTATTAAAACTAATAAATTTAAATTATTACTGACAAGTTCATGATGAGCTAACGCAAGGGTTGGAAAACAACAAAATGTAAATAACAATAAATATCGCATTACTTTACTCCTATAAATTTTTTACCTTTAATTTGTATGTCTTTAATTCCTTGAATGTCAGATTTTGCACCGTTTTCACGATAAGGGCAACCACCATTTTTTAAACCTTGTGGGTTGGGTCCTCGTTTAGGCGGCACTGTTTTCGTTAACTTTTTCATCACTTTCCTCCAGTGACTTTTTTAGCAGCTATGTCTAATTTAGCGTCGGCTACTCGAATACGCTCTTTAGCCTGTGCATTTGCATCATCACGCTCCATTTGTTCTAAATTCATACGCTCATAAAACTCAGTGGTTTTACGTTGTTCTTCTTGATTAAACTCCTCGCTACGACGTTGCATATCCATGGCTCGTAAATCAAGTTCTTGTTGTTTTAGTGCCACCAGTGGGTCTTTTGGCACCAAGCCCGACTCAGCTGTAACCAGCTCTTCGGTCAGCTCTTGAATACGATCAGCTACCATAGATTCTAAAATTATCATGAACTGCTCTGGTCGCTCTTGTTGTAGAGCCAAAACATTGTCTGGGTTCTTTGAGTTGATCATTTCTAACACCTGAGCCCTTGCTTTCAAACTTATATGTTCACTGACATGAGCCTGTAACATAGCGTACACTGGTGGGTTAATCTGTACCATACGAGTACGCATAAAGGCTGTATGCGATAAAATGTGAGCATCATGGTTTTGCGTAGCAAAAGCAGTTGGCATTTTACCTTGTAACGCTTCCATATTTTCAATAGCTGGGTCTTTCGGTGTTTTTTCTGGCTTTGGTTTTAAAATTGCATCAATATTTTTTGTGCCCAAAGCCTCATACACACGACGATACGCCTCGTGAATATTGTGCATTTTTGGATTACTAATCGCTATTTGAAGCTGAGTTTGAGCCAAAGTTACTCTTTGTGCCATTGAAAATATATTTGGGTCGGCAACTGGTATTACGTCTACCTCTGGTGAAAAGTCCATCACTTTTATAAGACGATTACCGCCATATACTGCGTACGGATACATTGGTGGTAAATAAGTTGCAAAAACATTCGCCAATAACCTAAATTCTTGTCGCATCGCATAGTAACAACGCTTATGTATCGCACTCATGACCCGTGAACCACGTTCCATGAGAGCAACTGTGGTGCCCACGTTACGATTTTGCGTGTCATTGCCCACTTGCATGTCGGCTATTGCTGCAAAACGCTGTCCAGCTTGGACTACGAACCCTAAAAGCTGAAATAATGTGCCAGATGGCTCTTTGAACGGTAAAATTTGAAATTGATCCTTAATATTTCCTCCAGGAGCGTCCACATCTCTAAATTCACCAGGTTGAAATGGCTGATCATCGTCACGAATACGCAAACCACGACTTTTAAACCCAGCTGGTAGGTTGGAAAGCGTACCTGCATCTAATAATTGACGCAAAGCAGCGGTCGCTGTCTTGCCTAACCCACCAATCATGTGAATTAAGCCAAAACCATAAAAACCAAGACCAGGTAAAAACTTATAATGCACAAAATATTGTCTTTTAAGCTGTTTTTCATCCTTCATATCATAATTTCTGTAGATGGATAACACTTCCATGGACCCCTCATCAATAGTTACGACAAACGGCACCTTAATATTTTTCTCCTCGTTGTCCATTTCGTACTCATCGAGGTCTAAATCAACGTGCATTTCTAAAATGTTGAACTGATAATCGGCTTCATCGCTACGACTCATGCCTTGTAATTCGTCGTACTTGTCTTGCACGTCGCTGTTGTCTTGTCTAGACGGCAAAATATCTATATCACGGTAAAAACCAGCTCTTTGTTTTTTCAAAATGTCGTTTTCTGACATTTTTAACACATGTGTAATACGTTCACAGTCGGTTAAATCAGTAGCATAGTACGGCACCACCAAATCTTCGGCAGGTACAAACTTACTGACTGCTCGTTCTACCATTTCATCGTAGTAAACTTTCTTGAAAGCACTACCAGCAAGTGGTAAATAAAATAACATTTGGTCAAACTCTGGCGTATACTCCTCCATTTTGTCCATAATCATGTAGTTCATGAATTCTTTGACTCGTTCCGCTTGTTTCTCCTTAGCTTCGTTTATTTCACCCACCACCTGGGTTCGCACTGGTCCATCGCTGGGTAGCAATTCTTTGTAGGCTTGACTTTGAAACTGAGTGACCGCTTCGGCTAACAATGGGTGCGTGACACTACTGGCTCCTTCAAAGGGTCGAGACTCGCTGTCGTATTTAAAACCGAGCAGATCTAAACCTGAAGTATATGACTTCTCCCAGTCTGAACGGCTCTCTTTGTCTTTTTTGTAATCGGCTATTAGTTCCATGGCTAATCTTTGTAAGACTCGCTCATCCATGGTTTCTGCTAAATTTTGATAAAAGTCGATGGCCGCACTTTGTTCTTCGGTCATCTCTGGTCCTTGATCCATGGGCATGGCATCAGGGTCTGCTTCTATCTCAACCTCAGGAGCCTCTACTTCTTGCATATTATCAGCTGTAACTTCGCCAACGTTTTTAGTGATAGCATCCTGTTCTTTAGGACTTAAAAATTTTTCTGCCATAATTTACATACCCTAGTAGTAATTATATTCTTTAAAGACTGGTTCTTCGTTATCTACATAGTCTGAGTATAACTCAACAAAGCTGCCTTGTCTGTATCGTAGTATTGCTTGTGTGGTGGAATCGACATAATCGTCATACGCTCCGTTTGGAAAAGCTGCACATTCATCAATCACATCTTCGGCAAACTTTTCTCCAGCTGGATACCACACCGCACCACTTTCAAAAACTGGTGCACAGCTGTTCACTCTGGTATGTTTGTCATTTCCTCTGGTTGGCGTGAAGGGCACCACTGGAATACCCATACGTCTAAACTCTTGCGTGAGTGGTTCACCACTGGCTTTTTGTTCTACAATAATCGTTTCTGGTTCCCAATATTTATTTGCCTCTAATGCCACGGCTTTGAGTTCTGGAAAGTCAAACTTACCTTTAATGGCATCCAGTAAAATAATATTTGGTGCTCCACCTTCTTCTGGAAAAAATACACCCCAAGTCGTAATCGCAGAATAGTCCGCCGTCTCTTTTTTAGAAAACGCTGTATCATAACTTTGTATGACGTGCATTAGATTTGGTATACCGTTACCTTCCCAAGGTTGCCACCATTCTCGTTTTAAAATAGCACCCTCTTCTGAGGTAGGATTTTGCATGTATTGTGCTGACCAGTTACGAATTGGTATGGATGCTTTAATTTTTTCAAGTTCTTCTAGTTCCCAATACTCTGGCCACACTGGGTTTCCTGAGTCAAGAATTGCTGGAAATGATATTTGTTTCCACGTATCTGCTTTAGGTTCGGTTTGAGCTTTCAAAAGTCTGCCTGTTAAATCGTCCTCGGCCCAACGGGTCATAACTACTAGAATCGAGCCTCCAGGTTGCAAACGCTGTCTGGGTCCAGAAGTGTACCACTCATAAGCACGTTCCATGGCACTATCGGACATAGAATCTTGTTCCGTGTGTGGGTCGTCGATAATTAATAAATCCGCACCACGACCCGTGATCGATGCTCCAACACCCGCCGCATAGTATTCGCCACCTTGATTAGTTTCCCACCTACCCTTAGCTTTGGAGTCCTCACGCAGTTTCACGTCACCGAAGATTTGTTTGTACTCTGGTGAGTCAATAATGTTACGAACCTTAGCCCCGAACCTTGCTGCCAGTTCTGTGTTGTGCGACACCTGCATAATTTTTAATTTTGGATATTTGCCAATAATCCATGCGGGGTAGTAAACGGAAGCAAACTCTGATTTGGTATGTCTAGGGGGCATATTGATAATGAGCCTCCCTTTTCTTTGGTCAGCGATATCGGTAAATTCTTTGGCAATAATTTGATGATGTCCCCAATCTTCTGGATTTTTGGCTTTTCTACAAACAAAATCGGGCCAGACTTCTTGCACAAAATATAAAAAATGATCCTGACAAAGTTTAATATGTTGAATCCAAAGCTTTTCAACTTCGAGCCTCATTTGTTCTGTGGTCATTAGTTCTGTCTTCATGAGCCTCCATTATAGTGATTACTAGAATTTTTTCCACCATACTGCGTGTGAGCAACTTGGTTTTTATGTGTGTATACGAAGTTCTAAGCTTTTCGCGCCTTATAAAATATTTTTTATTTAAAAAGCAATTAAGATTGTATATTGAGCCTTCTATAACAG